TTTAACGCACTCCTTTTATAAGTCAAGCCTATAACATTCTAGTTTCATTCACAAACTTACCTTGACTATTTTATTCTATTTACTTCTTAATTTCTTATAGTTCTCTTCACATACTTTATCCATATTTTCTTTGTATTTGCATCCTATACACACATTACAAGTTATAAGGTTATTGCTAATTACAAAGTCATAGTTGACACATCTTTCATCACACTTTTTATGAATTAATCTTTTTTTCATTTTAATTCTTTTATTCATATTTAACCCTCCCTTAGCTTCTCAATTATCTCAATTTCATCATCTGAAAATACCATACAGGCTTCCCCATCACAATTACCATTTTCCCAATCTTTTTTAAATCGTTCATATTCATTTATATAACATCCAGTATATTCATCCTGCTCTAAAAGATAATGTGCTTCCATTATTATTTTTCTATCTTCTTCATTGTAATTAGCTAGACAATATTCATCTCCAAATTTAACTACTATTACTTTTAAATCATCAATCAAGTTATAGTATTTCAGAGTATTTTTTAATCCTTTTTCTGAATACTCAAAGTCTACGCTTTGATTTCTTACCTGCTCCAATGTTCTTTTAGTCTTTATTTTCACTTTATAGATGTTAAACATAATTTACAATCTCCTTCTCCAGCCAATTTTTATTATTTAATATTTAGGAAATTCTCCATAAGTCGTAGCAAGACATTCAATTCTCCACTCTGGTATAACCCATGTTGTATCGTTATCACCTACATATGCTTTTACTTTATAAAGCGGGGTATTTCTTTTTCTAAATTTCGTACTATAACATTTTTCTAAAATTTCACAACCAACCATTCTGTTATAGTAACAGTTTATTTGATGATATATAATCTTTTCCCCTACAGAATATTTATATTTTAGATTATTTATAGATTTTTTATATATGCGATTTTTCACATAATTTGCTAATATACAAATAATTATTAGCAGTATAGTCAATAAAAAAATCTTCATAAGTTATTCCTCCTAACTAGTTTAAATTTACATCCTCTTATTATTTACTTCTCCTTCTCTAGCCAATAGTCACATGAGTACCTACTTTTCCTCATAAAATGTTACATTCTTAATAACTATATCTATAGACCCATTTTGATTTTGTCTTACTGTATATTTCATTGGGTCCTCAAAATCAGTTAAGTTACCTTTTATTTCAAAGCCATTGTCAGTTTTTATATTTCTCTTTTTAAGCTTTTTATCAACCCATTTTTTATCTATACTAAATCCTTCAACAAGACCTTTTTCTTCCATATGTTCTTTAAAACTATCTTTTAACTTATCATCTTTAATTGTTTTATCAACAAAATCATTTATATCAATTTCATGCTTTTCTCTCAAAGTATAATTTAATATACTTCTTACATCCTCTGCTTGTTTTATATCATTACTAAGAGCATTAGTTATCCAATTCTCAGCTGTATTTTTGAACTTCTTAGTCTTATACTTATCATCTTTTATCTTAGTGGCATTTAAGAACTCTGTAACAAACTTAGAATTAGCTTCTTCCTTCTCTGCATCCTTGTCTAAAACCCTAAGATGATATTTGTCATTCATTCCACTCAATCCAACCAAAGCAGCAATTTTAACCGTCTTAGTCTCTTGTATATTAATTTCATTTTTAGACATCTGTATATTAAATTTATCATCTTTAAACTCAATTGAATGAGTATACGAATTATTGTAATCAAGCTTTAATATAGCAACTTTCTTTTCATCTTTTTGAGAGTATAAACAAATTGCTAAGTCGCAAGATTCTAATGTAGCATTCAATTTCATAACATCAAATAAATAAGCTGCAATCTCTTTAGAGTTATTTAAAAATGAACTTTCATCATAAATAATTTGTTCACAACACTTCTTAATTAGATTGTTACTATAGTCATTAAATACTGCTGTTCTGATGTCATTATCTCTTGATACTTTGCTTATTTTCTTTTGAAAGAAAGCTTCAATATCTTGGCTGACTCTACCCTCAAAATCATTTAGTATTGGTGTGTCGCTATTCTTATCTAAAACATGTATTATAAATTTGTGTATTATCATACTTCCACCCCTTCATCCTCAAAATATTCAGCCATTTTTTGGCTTCTAGTATCTTTTATAACTTCTTCAACTTTATCTATTGTTACAAGCAGTATCTTGTCATCTTTAGCTAATAATTCAGCTTTCTTTTTTAAATTTTCTATACTTCCACATGAATAATTTATCTTGCGTTCATCTAGTAATAATCCTTTTTGCCATCTCAATACATACTTTGACATTTGTTCCATCCCCTATTTTAATAATCTTCTCCATTTGTTAAATCATAATCTTCTATATCATTTCCTAAATCCAAAATTATTTTTGACCCATGAGCAAATATTTTAAATAGCAAATCTCCAAAATTATCAAATCCACTCATTATATCTTTAGATGATATTTCTCTATTCTCGTATCTATATGATGCAATAGTTCCATCTTTTCTCAACAATATGGAGTGTTCGCATCTGTATTTACTTTTATTTGGTTCTTTATCAATTTCAATCCATCCCGAACCATATTTATTTTCATCAAGAATAAATGTTATGCAATCTTCATAGCCTTCATATTCATCAATATCATATTTATCCATTTTTAATATTTCCAACAATTCGCTCATTTTATATTCTTTTTCAGCACCTACAAGCATGTTATCTAAATTTCTTTTTAAGTGTTCAATAGCTTCTACCTTCATTGTCATATCAATCTTTTCTTTTACTGTAGTTGCTACGAGCACATTATATTTTTGTATATCTAATTTATCTAAATTTATATTTATATTTTCACTTAGATGTTTTTCAATTTTTTTACTAAAATCACCCCAATTTCCAAAAACCTCATTCACAACTCTTTTTATTGTTTCTGCCAATTGTTTTTTAACTACTTCCTCTACAAAGCCATTTTCCTCTAACTCTACTAGTGCATCATTCATAATTTTATTTAAATCCATTATATTATTCCCCTCTCTAT